CAGAGTTTAAAGATATATTTAAATGGTTTCATGAATGCCTAGAAGAGGTCAAACAAGACATGAGACTTACATGTGATGAATTAAAAGTTGTAAGTTCTTGGGCTAATAAAAATAAAAAAGATCAGTTTTTTCATGCTCATCAACATCCTAATTGTTTTATGAGTTCTAACTATTATGCTTCAGGTTTGCCTGAAGACAAAACTATTTGGTACATAGAAAACCCTTATTTCAAAAACTCTAACTTACAACCTATGTCTAGCGACGATGTTGATAATGGAGGACTATATTTAAAACATATAGAAGATACAGAGCCAGGAAAATATGTTGTGTTTCCTCCTTCTGTTTTACATTACGCAACAAAAAATACTGGTGATAAACCTAGAATTACTATTGCTGCAAATATTTATCCAAGTGGTACTATATCTTGCGGTGGAGTATCTAATTTAAAAATAAAGGTGGTAGATTAATGTCATTTAAAAAAAATAAATATACAGTTAAAAAAAATGTTATTTCAAAAGAACTGTGTGAGTTTGCTTGTGAGTATGCAAAATTAAAAAAAACAGTTGCTCGTACGATGTTTGACTCTAAATTTCTTTCTCCTTACACAGAATTTTATGGTGTGTGGAATGATCCGCAAGTACCAGAAACTTATTCTCATTACTCAGATATTTTTATGGAAACATTATTAGACAGAGTTAGACCTATAATGGAAGAAGTTACAGAACTTAGATTACTTCCTACCTATTCTTATTTTAGAATATATAAAAAAGGAGACATATTAAAAAGACATAAAGACAGACAAGCGTGTTCTGTTTCAACAACTATGAATTTAGGAGGTGACCCTTGGCCTATATTTATAAACCCTAATTCAGAAGAAGGTTATACTCAAGGTGAAAAAACAGGTGTTCATCAAGTTCAAGACTATGTACCGTCAAATAATCCTGGTGTTAAAGTAGAACTAGAACCAGGAGATATGTTAATTTATTCAGGTTGTGATCTAGAACATTGGAGAGAGCCTTTTGAAGGTGCACAAACTACACAAGTATTTTTACATTACAATGATAGAAACGAGCCTAATGCTAAAGCTGAAAAATTTGATAGAAGAAAACATTTAGGGCTACCTTCATGGTTTAAAGGCAAATAATGAATAAAGAAAGATTTTTATATTGGAAATTTGAAAAGCTATATTCTAAAGAAGAAGTAGATATTTTAAACAAAGAAATAGAAAATTTAAAATCAGAGGGAAGAGACATTCCTGCTGAGGATGTAGTTAAAACATGTAAAATTAAAGTTATAGATTCTTCTAAAATAACATTATTAAACAAAATGACTGATAGTATTGTAGAGGCAAATAAAAATAATTTTGGTTATAATATTTACACAGAAAAATATCATATGAACTACAATACATATTCTGCTGAAAATAAAGAACGATATGATTATCATTTAGATATGGTGTATCAAAACCCTGCATCTGATATAAAATTAACTGCTATTTTAAATTTGTCTACAGAAACGTATGATGGCGGTAACTTTTGTATATACACAGGAAAAGAATCTGCAATTCCAGAAATAAGAATACCTGGAAATATGATAGTATTTCCGTCCTTTCTATTACACAAAGTAAAACCCGTAATTGCAGGCACAAGAAAAACTTTAAGTGTTTGGGTGAGTGGTCCGAAGTTTCAATAATACATTGATTTTTACAAATATTGCAGTAAAGTGTCTTTTTAAACTAGGAATAATATGCTACAAAAATTAGGTTTTGCTCCAGGATTCAACAAACAAGTTACAGAAACAGGGGCCGAAGGTCAATGGTTTGACGGTAATAATGTTCGTTTTAGATATGGTAGTCCAGAAAAAATAGGCGGTTGGGATCAGTTAGGTGAAGATAGTTTAACTGGTGCTGCACGAGCTCTACATCATTGGGACAACAATGCCGGTATTAAATACGCAGCCATAGGTACAAATAGAATGTTGTATGCTTACTCTGGTGGTCAATTCTATGACATTACTCCAATAAGAGCAACGATTACTGGTGTTGTGTTTTCATCTGATTCTGGAACACCAACAGTTACAATTACATTCCCAAGTCCTCACGGTATGCAAGCTGACGATATTATATTGTTTACTGGAGTTAGTGGGGTAACTGGATCATCTACTTTTAATGATGCTTCTTTTGAAGATAAAAAATTTATGGCAACTTCTGTGCCGACTGCTACAACAATTACAGTTACAATGCCTGCTAATGAATCAGGCACTCCATTAAGTCTTACAGGAGATGCTACAGGACAACCTTTTTACGCTGTGGGTCCTGCACAACAATTAGGTGGGTTTGGTTGGGGTACAGCAAATTTTGGCGGAACTGCTTCGGGTATCGCAACGACTACTTTATCAACAACACTTCCAGACGATGCTACTACGACTGTAGTTGTAGCCAGCTCGACTGCATTTCCTGCTTCCGGAGAAATTAGAATTGGTACAGAGGATATTAGTTATACAAACAATGATACGGCAACAGGGACATTGAGTGGAGGAGCGCGAGCAGTTAACGGAACTACAAGAGCAGCCCATACTGCTGGAGTAACTGTAAGCAATATTTCTGATTATGTAGCGTGGGGTGAATCATCTACAGACGATGTAACTATTGATCCTGGTTTATGGGTCCTTGATAATTATGGTACAAAATTAATTGCACTTATTTATAACGGTGCTTGTTTTGAGTGGGATGCTCAACCAACAAACGCTACTTCACTTAGAGCTACAATTATACCAAATGCTCCTACTGCATCTAGACATGTATTAGTTTCTACACCAGATAGACACTTAGTATTTTTTGGAACAGAAACAACTGTTGGTGATTCAGCAACACAAGATGATATGTTTATAAGATTCTCTTCTCAAGAAAGTATTGATCAAACAGATTCATACACAGTGACTGCAGAAAATACTGCTGGTACACAAAGGTTAGCTGCTGGATCAAAAATAATGGGAGCTATTAAAGGTAGAGATGCAATTTATGTCTGGACAGATACTGCTATATTTTTAATGCGTTTTGTTGGTGCGCCTTTTACATTCTCTTTTGAACAAGCTGGAACTAACTGCGGATTGATAGGTAAGAATGCTTGTGTAGAAGTTGATGGTAGTGCTTACTGGATGTCAGAAAATGGTTTCTTTACATATGATGGTCAATTAAAATCTATGCCTTGTTTAGTAGAAGATTATGTTTACGATGATATTAATACTACCTCTAGAGATTTAATTAACTGCGGATTAAATAATTTGTTTACAGAAGTTAATTGGTTCTATTGTAGTAATGGAGTAAATCAAATTGACAGTGCAGTCACATATAATTATTTGGAATCTACAAATAAAAGACCTGTATGGAGCGTAAGCAATATAACTACAGAAACTAATTCTTCAGGTGCTTCTGTAAAAGTAGGTATTCCTAGAGCTTCTTGGTCAGACTCTGCTGTATTTAATAAGCCTCATGCAAATTATTATGACCCTGACAACAATAGTTCTTATGACGTACAGGGTAATACTGATGGTAGTACAGTATACTACGAACATGAAACAGGTACTGATCAAATTAATGCTGGTGGAGTTATTACCCCTATAAAAGGAGTAATTACTTCTGGTGATTTTGATATTACTCAAAAAAGAGCTGCGTCAGGTCAAGCGGTAGGGATGCCAGACATAAGAGGTGATGGAGAATACATTGCAAAAATTAATCGTATCATACCAGATTTTTTAGAACAGACAGGTAACACAAGAGTTTCATTAATAATGACAGATTACCCAAACAATACTTCTGTTGTTAAAAATTTTGACATAGCTAGAACCCAAACAAAACAAGACACAAGAGTTAGAGCTAGAGCTATTGCATTAAGAATATCTAATATAGCTAGTTCACAAAATTGGAAACTAGGTACATTTAGATTAGATATACAACCAGACGGGAGAAGAGGGTAATGAATAGTTCTTATTTTTTTGGAAACAGAGTTGGTCTTAATAAAGGCGGTAGAGCTTCTTTTAACACAGGAGGTCCAGGTTTTTATAATGAAGCAGACCAAAAACTGTATGAAGATTTTCAATTTTTACCACAAGAACAATACAGATTAGGTTTAGGTAATACTACAACAACTGAACCAAGCGACGTTGAACAAACCGGTATTATGAGTCAAGTACCTAATAGTGGTACATACATACCACTTTATGAAAGTGAAGATTTTAGAGGTGGCGATGGTGATGACGACGATGATGGTAATCCTACTAATGCAGGTATAACTAGTAAAACGGGTATAGCTGGAAATTTATTAGGGTTTATGACGAATCCTATTGCTTTTGGTCTTACTAAA